CGCTAAAAATGAACGGTTGCGACGGTAAAATACATTTAACCCGCCCGCCGCAGTCGTATATGTTTGTTGAAGAGGTGGAGGAACAAAACAACAATGATAATTAAATTCGATTTAACCGAAAAGGATTTGAAAGTTTTGATAAAGGCACTCAAAGCGTATAAAAGCAAAAGTAAAATGATAGTGGAGGATTTGTTAAATTTAATAAATGGGCAAGTCGAAAATCATAAAGAGCAAGCAAAGAGTTAAAGATTTTGCGGAAGTATATACACCCGAATTTATTGTTAAAGATATGTGCGACCTTATTCCTGTCGAAATATGGGATAATATCGAAAGCACTTTTTTTGAACCCGCTTGCGGGAACGGTAACTTTTTGGTCGAAATACTCGCTCGCAAATACTCACGTTGTGAAAATGAAAAAGACGGCTTAAAGGCTTTATCAAGTATTGTCGGAGTAGATATTCAAGCGGATAATTGCCACGAAACGCGAGTGCGATTGTTAGAACAATTTATAAAGCAGTTCCCAAACGCAAACGAATTGACGATATTGCTTGCAAGCGGAATCCTTGCGAATAATATTATTTGCGATAATACACTTGACCCGAAAACCGAAAAACTAAAATCACTAATTAAGGAGTAAAAAATGAAAAAGCACTACACACACGAAAGCGAAGAGTTAAATGCCATTTTGGGCAAGAAAGTAAAAGTTACACTTTTTGACGATACAACAATAACGGGCGTATTAACCCGCGCGGAGTGGAAGCCCGACCGTTACGAAGTTGCAAATTATTCTTTTCGTAAAACACACGTTAAAAAAATAGAGATAGTAAGATGAAAGACTATAAAAGATTGACAGAACGCTATGTTGAAGAAAAAGGCGATTTCCTTAAAAAAGGAACTCGATTAACTTTGAAAAATGCACCTGATGAAGAAATTTTAGAACGCCTTGCTGAATTGGAAGACAAAATCGAGAACGGAACGCTTATAGACCTTCCGTGCAAAATTGGAGACACGGTATGGCTGGCAAACCCCGACGGACGGCTTATTTATGGAAAGGTGTCGGCTATTGGCTATAAATGGGAAACTGACGCAAGTAATAACAGCGTCTCACAGTACGCTTGTTTTATGGCTCGTTGTCCCGAAGAGTTTTACGTTAAAAGGGGAGACGACGCAATATATGGCTTTTCTTTTGAGAATAATAAAATTGGTGAGAGAGTTTTTCTTTCCGAAGACGAAGCGCGAAAAAAATTGAAGGAATTAGAGAAATGATTTTTAAGATATTTTCGGACGGACTTTTGGTTGTTGACGAAGATTTTAAGGAGAGTAAAAATGCCGACGAGAAATGAACTAACTCAATTACAGTCTTTACCGCTTGAATTAAAGATTATGCGCACTCAACAGCGTATACGCGAATGGGTGCAATACTACGGCGTAGACGGCGTTTACGTTTCGTTTTCGGGCGGTAAGGATAGTACGGTTTTGTTGGATATGGCAAGGAAACTATATCCAACGATAAAAGCCGTTTTTATCAACACCGGGCTTGAATATCCCGAAAATCAACAATTCGTTAAAAGTTTCGACAATGTTGAAATTTTACGCCCCGCAATGCGATTTGACGAAGTTATAAAGACTTACGGCTATCCCGTAATAGGTAAAGAAGTCAGCGAGTGCGTATATCAAGGGCGAATGGCGTTGACGGGTAATCGATACCCGTATCGATTACAAAAACTATTCGGCACAGCAAAGGACAAGAACGGCAACGAAAGCAAATACAATAAAACGAAGTACGCGCCGTTACTTTTTACGGACTTTAAGATTTCGCACATGTGTTGTAACGTTATGAAAAAGAAACCCGCCCACGAATACAGCAAAATCACGGGCAAAATGCCTATGACGGCGCAAATGGCGGAAGAAAGCCAACTGCGCGAGCAACAGTGGCTACGCAACGGGTGTAACGGTTTCGAGATGAAATCGCCGATAAGTAACCCTATGAGTTTTTGGACGGAACAAGACGTTCTGCAATACATAAAACAAAACAATCTGCCGATTTCAAAAGTGTATGGTGAAGTCGTAGTGAAAGACGACGGCGGGTATCAATACGGCGCAACGCTTTGCGATTGCGGCAAGTTATGCACGACGGGCGCGAAACGGACAGGCTGTATCTTCTGTATGTATTCTGCGCATTGTAAAGGCGACGAAAGGTTTTTATTACTCAAAAAAATTCATCTGCGTCAATACGAGTATTGTATGGGCGGCGGGGCGTATGACACGGACGGCTTCTGGAAGCCGACCAAAGACGGATTAGGTATGAAGCACGTTATAGACGAGTTGAATAAAATCTATGGCGACGGCTTTATAAAATACTAACGATACAATCGCGGGGCGGCGCGTTTGTAAATAAAAATTATAATAAAAAATAACATCGATTGATAGATATATGTTTAGTCAAGGGAAAGCCGCCCATTTCCCGAAAAAAAAATTGATTATTACTAAAAAAATTTATGTAACCTCTTGACAATTTCGTAATTGTGATGTAATATGGTAACGTAAATTGAATATAGGTGCGTTATGCGCCGTTGTAAATGACACTTTGATAGCACGGAACGATAAAGGTTTCGGAACTCGGACAAGGAGTTCTTAATTGCTTATGTGCCGCTTGGGTTACTCTTGTAAGAACAAGGGCATTGTGTCGTTTACGCAAATTGTCTTTATAAGTCTTGCGAGGTAACACTCGCAGGGCTTTTTTGTTTTCCGCAGGAGTTGAAATGGGCGTAAAAAAACAAGTCAGAAAGACGAGTACAACCGAATATTATTGTCATTCGTGCGGAACTAAACTCACGGAAGAAAACAGCAGATACGAAGGTTCGCCGTATTGTTTGGATTGCGAAAGCAAGACCTACGACGAGTTAAGGCAAAAGAACGGCGAATCGTTGGCTTTGTTTTTCACTTGCTTGAAATACGACGTGCCGCTTTATCCATTGCTTTTAACCGAAGACCTGTTTACTGCGGACGATATATGGCTTGCCTATATAGATTTGCTCGATAAAAACGATAAACTCTTAACCGGCGAAAGAGCGGCGACCTTTTCCGACGGTGAAACGAACCTTTTCAGAATATTCGGTAAGAATATGCAAGCGAAAGACTTTTCGGAGTTTTGCAAGCGAGAGAAAGAAAGGCTCGATAAATTACCGGGAACGGCAGAACAACGCACGAAATGGGGCGAACGCAATCTTTGGCAAAACTTTCCTATAACGACGGCGGTATATAACGAACTCGATACTCAATACGATGCAATGGCTTCGAGATATAAGGGTGTTACTATCGACGACACTATGGAGAACAATATACGACGCGTAGTAAAGTTGAGGGTCGCGCAGGATTATTTACAATCCATTGGCGACGCCGGCAGTTTCGATAAAGTCCAAAAGTCGATTGATAACATTCTTGCATCAGAACAGTTGCGAAAGAAAGACGAAAAACCCGTCGAGGCGTTACGCTTGGATTCAATGGTTTTAGCGTTGGAAAACGCAGGGCTTATGCAAAACGGCGACTTGCTTACCTACGACGAGTTGATAGAAGTATTCAGGGATAAATTCGTAAAGTCGCCCAAATATAAATACTCGCTCGACGTTGCAGACCAAGTAATACTCGATATTATGAACTCAATGCGTAAAAACGCCGACGAGCCGACTTTAATCAATCTGCCCGAAGAATACGCGGCAGTTGACGAATACGGCGAATTTGAACCCGAAGAAACCGAGCAGGAAAAGGAAGCGAAGCGTTATGCCGGGCTTACAAAAGTGCAGATTGAAAAGGCGGATAAAAAGAGAAAAAACGGCGGTGAAGAATAATGCCGACGGGATATTATAGCGGTCAGGGTAAAAGGTGGTCGCAAAAACGCGGACGTTGGGAAACGGTAAACAAAGAGCAGGCTTTCGATTACGATAATGTCAATCAAAAATCGTGGGCGTTGCTTATAAGTATATTCCGTTTTTACCCCGATTTCCTTTTAGATTTGTTGCGATCGCCAAATGCGCCTTACGGGTTGGAACTGCCGCAAAGAATAATGTTGAGAGTACAGGCTCGGTATCAGACGACCTATATCACGGGTGCGAGAGGTATTACGAAAACCTTCGTCGTGTTGGCGGGTAAGGAAGTTGACGGCGTTTTATATCCGGGCGAAAGAGTAAGATATTTTGCGCCGAATCAAAAGCAGTCGGCGGTGCTTGCTTCGCAGGCGTTCGCTTCGGTAGAGCGGTGTTATCCGCTGCTGTCGAGTTGGTGGAACAAAAACAACGACCGCGACGCAATGTTTAAGATAACGACGAATAACGGCAGCGAGTTTTCAATGTACGCCCCGCGTGGCGATAACTTCGGTTCGTTAATCGGTGAAGAAATAGCCCAAGAGGGCGAAGACGGTTTCGACTTTACGACGTTTGAGGAAGACGTTAAAAAGGGTCATAGGCTTACGAGAACGGTCAACGGCGTAAAAGACCGAACGAGAATACAATTAAAACAAGCGTATATATCCAACGCGGCTTCGAGGCAAAACAAGGCTTTTACGGTTTATCGGGCAATGGCGTTAAAGGCTATGAAATACGGCGATAAATACGATGGCTTTTGTATGGATATATCGTGGATTTCCGCTTTACTTTGTAATTTGCGTGATATAGCCTATTACAAGAAAGAAAAAGAAACGTCTTCCACGGAAGTGTGGAAGCGTGAAATGGAAGTTACCTATACGGGTACGGGCGATAACCCTATGCTTACCGATGAGATTTTATCTCGCAGCAGAGTGTTAAAGTCTATGGAAAGCCGACATTGCGGCGATCCGAACGTCGTATACGTGGTTGCGCACGACGTTTCGTATGAAGAAGGGCAAAAAAATGCGCTCTGCGCCGACGTGGTGTGGAAATGTACGCGGTTTACCAACGAAACGAAACGCGATAAATACAGAAAACAAGCGGTGTGGGTTGATTCTTACCGCCCGCCGCATACGGAAGCCTTGCAGGCTCGAAAACTTAAAGATTTGTGGCTGCGGTTTTGTTTAAGCGGCGGACAAGCGACGTATATCGTCGTAGACGCTCGCGCGGTTGGTAAAACGGTCGTGCAAGAGTTAATGAAACCGTCGAACGACGGAACGCCTACGCTTTGTTGTTTCAAGCATTGCGCATATACCGAAATCGAACAGCCCAACGCGTTACCCGTTATTTATCCGCTTAAAGCGACGAGAGCAGGCGGAACGGACGACGAAGGCGTTATGATACGCTATCTGCAAAAAGAGTGGGAACAAGGCAATATCGAAATTCTTATTCCGAACGTGCTTGACGGCGTAGAAGCGTACAAACTCAATCATGGCATAAAAGACAATTTCGACGACGGTAAAATAGCGTTGCCGTATAAGCAAACTAACGGCTGGGTAGAAGAAATACAAAATCTCGAAGTCAAGCCAAGTGGCACTTCGGTTAAAGAAAGCAGAAAGCATAAGAGTATTCAAAGGGATAGACACTCGGCGGGAAAATACGGGTTAAGGCTTATTTCAATGCTTGAAGATACTCTCGTAAAAGAAAATTATCAACCGAAATCCGACTGGGATAAAAAGATAGACGAGTTCAAGCACGGCGGGTATATCCCGCAGGTTAAACGGACGAACAACAAAGTTTCGAGTTTGCTTTCGTTAAGGAGACGATAAATGAAAAAGTACAAATTATACGTTTCAACGTATCAAGCACTGCCGAAAGAGGTTGAATACACTTATTTCAGCCCCACAAGCAGCGGATATATGCTTGCATACCACTACGATCCGATTGAGGGTATGAAAGAGGTAACGAGAGAAGACTTGCTGAAACCCGAAGAAAAAACGTGGCTTTTAGGCGTTAAACTAACGGTAAACGCTAAGGCGATAAGTGATTCGGCGGAAAGCATAAACAAGGCTTTAAGCGACTTTTTAACGGTTTTTGAAAGGGAATTAAAAGCACAGGCAGACAAAGAAAAAGGTAATTAAAGGACTATGGCGAAAACGACTACGACACAACTTAATAACGACGAAAAGCGTGAGCAACAAAAAGCACTTAATCGTGAAAGGGTTGCCCGTTGTCGCGCCAAGAAAAAAGCGAGAGAGCAAGCCGAAAAGGAAGCAAACGAAATCAAAACAAATTCGTCGCAGAACGGCGCGGATAATTCTTCTTTTACGCCTGTGTTAGACCGTTTCAGAAGTTTAATGCAGAATTACGGCGGCGCGATTTCGGCGCAAGGGTTTTACTCGGCGTTCAGCAGGGCAGGCGGATATTGGGCGAATATGCCTACGGTGCAAAACCTGCGAATGAAAGGTTTGCAGTCTTTGCCTGCGCCGTACAACAAAGACGATATTGCTGAATTTTTACGCGCTCCGTACCAAAACGAAATTCCGTTAAGGCAGACGAGCGAAACGCTTAAATGGACGGCTTATCCCTACTTTAAGATAGTAAAGACCTATCAGGATATACCGACTTATCGTTATTACTTCAAGCCGAAATACATAGAAGCCGAGGACGCAAAAGCAAAAGAGTTCAAACGCGAAGCGATTTTGCTCGATAAACTCAACAAAGAGTTTGCGCCCGACGTTCAGGCGCATAGAGTGGCTGGCGAAGCCTTAACGCAGGGCAAAGTTTTTTATTGTCCGAGAGTACGGGTCGATAAAACGCATAATCAGGTAAATTTTGCGTTTATGACGGCTTTGCCGATAGATTGGTGTACGATAATCGGCAGAAACAACGTTTCGGGTTATACGGTTTCGTTCAACCTTATGTACTTTATGCAACCGGGAACGGACGTAAGACAGTACGGCGATTTGTTTTTGCCGTATCTTGACGATTTCAACGATATGTTTTCCGAGCCGAAAGAAACGGAAAGAAGCAAAAACGTCCGCTACGCAAGCGTTTCGTGTAAGGGCGTAGATAAAAGATTTTACTACGACAAGGTTAAAACGAACGCGGCGGGCAGTCCGCAGGTATTCGAGCAAAACGGCAGATGGTTCTATTACGTAAGTTTGCCCGTCGAAAAAGTGTGGACTTTCGAGATAGACGACACGACCGTAAACGTCGCAAGCCCGTTGAGCGGTTTAATGATAACTTACGCGCAACAAGCGGACTACGAAAACGCGCAAATAAGTTTGCTCTTAAACCCACTTATTAAAATATTTACGGGCGAAATCCCGTATTTTAATGACGACGGAGCGACAAAACCCGACAATTATAGGCTTTCGGAAGCGGGCAAGTTTATGTTTGAAGCCTTTTTCGATAATCTTATGGCGGCAAATAATACGAGCGGAACGGCGTTTTTCACCGCGCCCGTGCAAAACATTAAGTCGCATGATTATCCCGAAAGCGCGAACGCGAATAAGGTTGCAAGCAGTTTCAACGAATACGCGACCGAAAAGAGCGGACTTGCCGCGATTATCCCGATAAGCGATCCGAAAGCGGGTCAGGCGAATTTGTCGGCAAAGTTAGAAGCGAGATATACCGAATGTATTTATCGTCAATTTGAACGAATGATAAATACTATCTATAAATCGCTCAATCTCAATTACGAATGGGATTTCCACTTTTTCGGTACTATCTACACCGAAGAAGAAGAGCGTAAAAACGCTAATACCGCCATTTCAAACGGCGATATATCGGCGCATTTCGTTTTAGCCGCGCTCGACAGACAGAGTTGGGTAGATAAGTTGTCTATGATGCACGCGATAAAAGAAAGCGGACTTCTCGATATGCTTATCCCGCCGATAACGAGTTATACGGCGAAACAAGAAAACAGCGGTTTACCGCCCACGGGCGGAAGACCGAAAGCCGAGGGCATAACCGAAGGCAACGAAAAAACCGCAGACAGCGGCGACGGCGGTAATCAATAAATCTGAAAAAGGAGCGACACTCAAATGATTAGAGATAAAATGAAACTTGTATTAGACGGAAAAAGCGTTGCGGGCGAAAGCGAGGTAATACCCAACGCCGTAGGCGAAATGCTTTTCGTTCAGGTTGACGGCACGGCTTCGGCGTTCACTTTGCAGGTGCAAGGTCGTTGCAATCGCGGAAGCGGCGAATTTGTCAATCTTACGGGCTTTGACGGCGCGTTTAATACGAAAAATTCGGTTACTTCTACGGGCGTGTATACGTATTACGTAGAGGGTATGACCGAACTCAAAGTCAATCTCGTATCGGTCGTAGGCGGCGCGATTTCCGTCTACGCTATGACTACTACTTCAAGGGGTAACTGATATGTCCGACGCTTTCTGGAAAATACTTGCGTTAAAAGGAATAAAAGGCGGCGGTGATACGCCAACGCAAGAAAAAACGGTTGCTCTCGATATGGCAAACGGCAATCAGATTATAACGCCCGACGACGGCAAAACGATGACACAAGCCACGGTATTAAAGCCTGCGACTATGGCGGCGGAGAATATCAAAAGCGGTGTTGACATCGGCGGCGTGGTCGGCAGTTTAGAAGGTAAGTTGCCCGAAGAAGAAAAAACGGTAACTATTACCGAAAACGGCACAACCGAAGTAAATGCAACTGATGGCAAGGCAATGACAAAAGTTGTCGTTACGACAAATGTTGCTATTGACAATAAGGTAGGACAGATTGTAGACGGTAGTATAACTGAGTTAACTGCGGGAGATTTAGAGGGAGCGACAAAACTCAGAGATAGTATATTTTCACAGTATAGCAGTCTTACAAAGGTAGCGATTCCAAGCAGTGTAATTTCTATCGGTAATGAGGCGTTTTATAATTGCCGTAGTTTGACGAACATAACAATCGGTAACGGTGTTACTTCTATCGGTGAGAGTGCGTTCTATGGTTGCAGTAGCCTTACGAGTGTAACAATTCCAAACAGTGTAAAAACTGTGGGGAATTATATGTTTTATGAATGTACTAAACTTGCAAATGTAGTAATCGGAGATAGTGTTACTGCTATAAGTAACAATATGTTCTATCTTTGTGCAAATCTGACGAACATAACAATCGGTAACGGTGTTACTTCTATCGGTGGTGCTGCGTTTTTTGCTTGTGGTCGTCTTGCAAGTATAACAATTCCTGACAGTGTAACTTCTATAAGTAGTGGCGCGTTTAATGTTTGCACATCTCTCAAAAGTATAACAATTCCAAGCAATGTAACTTCTATCGGTGGTGCTGCATTAAGAATAGGCGGAGGGGCTAACGAAGTAATAATAACTATGTTACCAACCACTCCACCGACTATTGCAAGTAATACTTTTACGGCGGAGTATCTTAATAAAATAATAGTCCCAAAGGGTACGAGTGAAACATATAAGGCTGCAACAAATTGGAGTGCGTTTGCTGATTACATTGAGGAGGCAACAGAATGATTATAAAAGAATACTATACAACAAGGAAAGACGGTGTAAAACTTTACAAGTCATATTCTGACAACAACAAAATTATTAAAAAAGTCGGAACGACAGAAGAGTATTCAGCGGCAATCGATATTGAAACTGCGCCGTATACCTATGTAGAAACAGACAAGGACATTCCGCAAGAACAAAGAGAAATCTTCGAAAACGCAGAGGCGGTAGAAAATGCAAACTAATCGATACGATTCTACGGGTTTTGCCCCGACGAATATACCGAGTAAAAGCGTACCTTCGTACACGAATATCCCCGATAACATAAAGACGATCGAGCGACTTGCAGAAGAGTGCAGACGGCGCGGTAATCGGCTTGAAATTATGAACGGTAAAGTGTACGAAGTAAAGCGAACTTTGCTTATGGAGTTAGATAAGGTATGAAAAAGAGAGATTTTTACAATTACGACAACGCAGATTTTGCGTTTCTTAAACCGCTTATGCGTAAAATTATGACCGCATACGGCGAAGCGGAAAGGTTTTTCGCTTTCATAAAAGAGATAACTTGGGCGAAGTTCGGCTTGAAATCCCTTACGGGGTACATACACTCGCTCGAACACAAGCAACCCGATTACGTTGACGATTTTAAGGCTATTTTAGCCGAAAAGGGCTTGATAGTCGAATATCCGCCAATAAACGAACTCGTCGAAGAGTTTGACGACCTTGACAAGGTTTTCGAGGTTTGCGTGGGTATAATCGACGAAACGGACGAAACGTTAAGAGAGTTCGTATTCGTCGTTGACGGCGAACACAGAGAGTTTTCCGCGCTTGCGAGAAAGGTCGAAGATCTGCAAATGCGTAACAGCGCGGACAGGGCGTTTTTGTTGGACGCATGGTCTATGTGGGATAACGAGCCGTCGTACAGTTCTTTCGACAATTGGGTAAAAAACAACGCTCCGCAGATAAAAGAGTAATCGGGGCGACGAGTAAAAAGGTTGGTGGATTATGGCAGAACTTAAATCTATGGACGAGTTAAGGCAACTCGCTGAAAAAGAAATCGAAGAAAAAAAGAATAAAACCGAAGTCGCCGTAAAGCCCGCCGAAAGCAATCAAACGAGCGTAATGGACGTTGTAAAGGATAAAGAAAACGAACTGTTACAAACGAAAGAAGTGCAGGAATTAGGGCGCAGGTGCGGCGAAGAACGGATAAAATCCGACCTTGCAAAAGAAGCGAGCGAGATTCGCAAAAGGAACGTACAGACCGCCGAAAGCCTTTACGAAACGGAAACGCGGGAATTACGGCTCAAACATTTACGTGCGCAACTCAATCGACAACATAAATACGAAATGGATACGCTCGAACAGGACGCGCGCCACACTCAAATGCTTAACAAGCGCAGAAAGCAAGTCGAAAAGTTTTTGTATTTGTACAACAGCGCGCCCGACAATATGGTCGAAGTCGTAGACGGTAAAGGCGAAAAGTACAAAGTGCCGAAAGATTTCTCTTATTCGGACTTCGTAAACAGATTCCGTCAACTCGGCAGAAATTTATCCAAACTCGACAAGCCCATACTTCAAACGATAAAATGGGCGATAATTATCGGCGTAGGAATAGGGATTATATTCCTTTTGAAACGCTTCGGAATTATCAATTAACACAGATAAACGTCTTTTTTCAAGGAAGAGCAATGGTGGAAACGGACTTTATAAAAAATATTTATTAAAAATCTATAAAAGGAGAGTAAACGAAAATGGATTATGAAGTTATCAATAAAGACCACGTTATCGTGGCTGAAATTGAGAAAAGAAAAGCACTCGTAGACGATTACGAAAACAAAATCGTAAGACGGGCGCAACTCGCAGTCGAACTTGAAAACCTCGACAAAGAAATCGCTTCCACCGATAAGAACAGATTATCCGCCGAAATCGTCGAACTCGAAGACTGCGCGGCTAAACTCGGACTTATCAGATACCCCGAACCCGAAGCAGTCGTAGAAGCCGACGTTACGGAAGAGGTGCGGGCAGAAGCGACGGACGAGCCTGCGGCAGAACCGCAACTCGCATATTAAGGCGCGGAGGTAAAAAGGTTATGTTAGATTGTATCAGACAGGAACTTCAAAAGACCAAAGCGAATATCGAAGCGTTGAAACAATCCGAAATCGCAAATCAAAAAGCCAAAGCGAACATCGAAGTTATCGAACCCGAAATGACGAGGCTCGAAACCGAAAAGCAGAAAGGCTTAAATACCGCAAAGGCTGCCTACGATAAGCAGGTTTCCGAGATAATCAACAGTTACGATTTGCAGAAAGCCGCTTTCAAGGATAGGGCTAACGAAAAGATTCAGGCAAAAGTAGAAGAAAGTTTCAAAGCCGTTATTACCGAAATCGATAAACAACTCGCCGAAGAATAAGGAGGGATAGTTATGGATTTTGTGGTAAAGGTACTGCATAATCGCTATTATATGATATGGATTATGGCGGCTATTATATTTCTTCTTACGCAGGCAATCAAGATACCTATAAAGCATTTTACGGCAAAAATAAAAGTAGAAAGAACCCGTAAAGCGGTAAATTCGGTAATACTTTTACTGCCGTTTGCGTTCGGGTGCTTGGGTGAATATTTATACGATACCTATTTAATGAAAACTGCTTTCGACGTTGCCGCAGGTTTTATTCTCGGCGGTCAGTCTATTGCTCTTTATGGTATATTCGAGAGATTTTTAGGTGTAAAGATAGAAAATCCCTATGATAGCGAAGAGGGCAAAGCGGTACTCGAAAAGGTTGACGAAGCGGTTGCAGACGGAACTATTACTACTGACGAAATCAAAGAAATCGCAAGTGCTTCGGTAAACGGAAAAAGCAAAAAAACGAAAAAAGCCGATAAAAAGGCTGAAACGGTCGAAGAAACGCCCGATACTCTGCAAGAGTTTATCGACGGGATCGACTTAAAGTAAAATTAACACAACTGAATATATAGCGGTTTCGCCAAACGGGGTGTAAACGACAGCCAAACGGGGCTATGAGAGAACTATCGGGATATTTTTCCTGACGGTTGCTCGTAGCCCCTTTTATATATTCAAAAAAGGCAAGCAGGTAAACGACGATGAGCAAATTCAAAACGATAACCGAAAACGGGAAAACTTACAATTCTTTTATCGGTAAACTTAAAATTCTTGCCGAAAAAGACGGTTGGCGGCAGAAAGCGGAATTATGGCTTCTCAACGATATAACGAACAACAACGATTGGCGTTACGAGCGTTTGGAAGAGCATAAAAATCTTTTTGCGAAAACGCCTATACTCGTCGCTTATGTGGGCGACAAAATCGGCGACGGACACAATTTCAGAGAGGTAAGCAACCCCGACGGAAGCGTTATCGCTTCGTTTATGAGTTCTACCGCCGAAAGAATAGTCGGTTTCTTCGATAACGACAGCGATATAAGAATCGAAGAAAAAGACGGTAAAAAATGGATAGTAGGCATTGGGTATATCTGGCAATGGTACGCGCAGGAGTTGGTGGAAAAAATCAAGAAACAGGGTCTTGACGGAATGTCTATCAGCATTGAAACCCTCGTTGACGAAATGCACAAAGAGGGTTCTACCGAGGTGTTTACCAAATATCAGATACTCGGCACGACTATATTGGGCGACGACGTAGCCCCCGCAGTAACGGGAGCGAATATCAGAGCCTTATCCGCTTTGGGTGTTGACAAGATTAGAGAAGAGACGTTACGAGTCGCGTCAATGCAAGAGCAAAAACAAAAAAATCCGCAATCAAAAACAAAAAAGGAGAACAAAGTAACAGTTATGAAACTCAAAGACTTAAAAAACGGTAAGTTCAACGGGTTCAGAGTTGTCGGCGTAGACGGCGAGAAAGTCGCTCTTTTATCGCTCGACAAAAACGACGCTTTTGTTTCTACCGCAGTTCAAGACAACGGCGAAATAGTCGAGGGCGTTAAAACCGCCGTCAACGCGACTGTTGTTTTTGGCGAAGGTGAAAACGAAGTAAAAGTTGCCCTCGACGCGGTAATCGAAGATTTGACCGCCGAAAACGCCGAACTTAAAGCCGAACTCAATTCGGTCAAAGAAGGCAAAGAAGCAGTCGAAAAATCGCTTAAAACTATGCAGGATGCCGAAATGGCGCGTAGAAAAGAAGCGGTTAAAAACGCCGTCCGCGAACAACTCGCGAAGAACAGAGAAAATTCTCTCGCCGATATCGCGGATAACGAGTGCGACGACCTTTTGACCGACGAAAAAGTCGCAAAGTATTCCGAAATGGAAGAAGACGGCAAGTTTGTCGGCGACGAAAAGGCGCGTTGCGACGTTGACGCGCGTTGTATGAGCATAATTCGCGAACAAAACAAAGCGAAAATGCAGAAGGCTTTCGCTTGGGAAATTCCCAAAACGAACTCCGATAAGAACAACGGCGGCGACGACGTTCAAAACCTTATCGACAAAATGACTAATCAATAAAAATAAAGGAGAACTCAATTATGAGCAAAATTCAAAATACTCGTTTTGAAGTATATGTTTCCAACTCGAAGAGAAACGACAATCAAAACGTAACGGGTAAATTCGGCTCGTTCAGCGGTAGCGATTTTACGCCCGACGACTGCGCCGCAGGTTTCCTTTGCGTAACCAAAGACAGACTTCCGCTTCTGGGATATGAAAGTGCGGGTCTTAAAAACGCAAACAGTTATTATATGATCGCGGCGGCGAGTGGCGCGGTTGCGGGGCTTCCCGGCGACAGAACGGGCATTTATGCTTGCAACACTTACGACGTGAACAAAGCCGTAGACAGCGACGGAATGGTAATCAACCTTCCCGGCAAAACGCTCGGTCTTGCTCTTCCGGCAGACGAAAGAGGCGACTTCACCGAACTTATGGTCGGCGAGCAGTACAATTTCGGCGCGGGCAACTTCTCTACCGCCCCGTCCGCTTCGCTCAAATTCGCTACGATTGCTAACGGCTTGCTTGTTGCGGTAGCGGCTGCGCCCACCGACGGCAGTGTTTACTTTGCAATCGAAGATTTCGGCAAACGCTTTATCGAAGGCGCGTATGACGGCGGTCAGAAGATTACCGTCAGATGTCTCCGCAGCGTAAAAGCCGCAGGTTAATAGGAGGACAAAAGAATGAACGCAAAATCCTTAAACGCTTTGTCGAGAGATATATTCTCTTACAAATCCAACAACAATCAAAAAATCAAAGTATGCTCTGCCGAAGGGAAGTCGAGAGAAATCAGCCGCGACGAACTTATCAGCGCGGGCAGACTTGCAACCGTCGAATATTTCGGCAGAATTGCAAACAAATGCAGGAGCAATTCCTACACTTCCAAAGTAGAAGATTACGCGTCTTTTTCGCGTAACACTTGGGTAAATACCGTGCTTTTCTGCGCGGCGCAGGCAAACACGGTAATCGGTAAAGCACCGTATTCGACCATGAAAGAAGTCGAAAACGATCTCGGACTTTACAAAAATCCGATTTTCCTTAACGCGTTGCAGTCTATTTCGCAAGAGGTTATCACGCCGTTGCTTCCCGCCGTTATGGACGGAGTAATGGATAAACTCGTTACTTGGGAAAGAGGCAGAATCGGCGAAACTAAACTCGTAGACGTTTCGTCAAACGATTTCTTCGTATTCGACGACGATTCTTGGGGTTCTGTTTCGAGTAAACCGTATCAATATCTTTACAAGAGCCAAATCGCCGTTACGCCTAAGCCGTCTACCGCAAAGACCAAAATCAAGTGGTATCAGGATGTTATCGACGGCGAAGCGGGTCGTTACTACGCTGCGTTTGCACGCGGCGCGGCAAGCAAAATGTACGCTATGACGCTCGGCGAATTTAACAAGGCGATAGCGAACACGAAATATATGCCTTCGGGTAGCGTAATCGACGGCTTCTCGCTCGATAACTGGAATCAGGCGTTAATGCAGTCGCAAGCACTCAACGGCGTTTCGCGTACTCAACTTATGGCTCTCGGCTCTCTTGCCGGACTTTCCAAAGTGCTTCCTACGGTTGGCACGGACGGCGCGGTAGCGGGTATTCAGGGCGAAATCGGTACGGAGTTCGTAAAGAACGGCTTCCTTGCCAACGTCGCGGGCGTAGACCTTATCGAAGCGGGTCTCGCGGTAGTTCCCGGCACGCAGAACTACAACCCGAAATTCCTCGGTCTTGACGATGAAACGAAGAAGAATATCTACATAATGGCTAAAATCGGCTACGCGCCTATGGTAGGCGCAATCGCCGAAGGTTCGCCCATAACCATTACGTTTACCCCCGAAGAAACCGCCGATATGACTATCGACATTTCGGAAACGTTGGTATTCGATATTAAACCCGCGTTCAGTTCCAGAATAATCAAGATTACGATTTAACGGAATTGTCGGCTTAAACCGATATATACGCAATACGACGGCAATATTGCTGTTGCCGTCGTTATACGGGGATAAGAGCGATTATGCGGCGTGCAACTCCCGCAATCCCCGAAATAAAATTTTCCGAAGGAGAAGAAAAATGGCAGAGGAAATTAAAAAAACAAACAACACGAAACCTGCGGGCGAATCTCGCAAAACTTACACGGAAGCGGAACTTCACGAAATTGTGAATAAAGCCGTTGCCGAGGCGGTTAAAGCGGCAATGCAAAACGTACAGCCGCAGACGGTATACGTCAAGGATAAAGCGGACGAATATGTTACGCTTTTGTATATGGGCGTTGTAGCCGAAGGTTCGACCGTACACCTTAATGACAGGTTGGGCGACATTCAGGGTAGAGGCGGCACGAGAGATATTCCCAAAAAGGAATTTTTGCAAAATCTTACGCCGGGCGTTCTCGACCGTTTGAAAGACAGAAGGCTTATAGTCTTGTCCGGGCTTACGGACGACGAAAGAGAGCGTTACGGGCTTAAATACGAAGACGGCGAACTTCTTTCGCCCGATATTTATTACAAACTTTTATCTTTGCCCGAAGACACTATTTGTAAGATCTTCAAATTGGCTTGCCCCGAACATAAGGCAATAATCGCAACGCTTTATATTGATGCGTATATGGCGCACGACAACAGGGTAAATCAACCGCTTATTCAACGCCTCAATAACATATCAAAAGAAACGGATAAGGACGGAATGTTCAAAGCGATTCTCAAAGATATGGCGAGAGTTTTGGCAGATAACGCAGACTAAAATAAAAGGAAAATAAAATGACACCGATTTTAGAAGTCTTAACGAAATATTGCGCTCAATACGTTGACGATATACGGCTTGAAGAATTAGCGGTAGACAATCCGCCGCTGTATGCGAGAAAAATGTCGGCGTATCTGAACGTTGCAATACCGCTTTTCAATAAACCCGCCGAGGTTTTGCCTTATTTGGTAGGCGATAAAAACAACCCTAAATACGTCGAAGCAAAGTATGACAATACGCAATACACGCTTACGGAAACTATCACTTCGTCGAAAGTGGTAAGTCTTGGCGACGAATACGTCGGCTACGAGTTGTTTTCGGCGCACGTTCTTACGCGCGACGCGTCGGGCAACGTTGTTTCTTTACCCGCTGCCGAGTGCGAATACGATAAAACGACGGGTAATGTAACGATAAACGCCACGGCGGATAATCCGATAGTAAAAGGCGTTGTATTCGATTTTGACTTCTATACGGACGGGTATTTTGCAAACGATTTGCCTATCGAAATGAAGAGTATTCTCGGAATGTGTTTTCAGGTCGTATGGCAAGACCGTTTCAACACCGATTGGCTTTCCAACGTTGCAAAAGTGGAAGATAAGAGTTTTTACGAACAAAACCGCGCCCATAAAATGGACGCGGACACGGCTCGGCTCAATCAACTGCGCCGTAAACTTGCCGAAGAAATGAGGCAATACGAGCAAAATCTCTACTACAAAGCAACGATACCCGCCGTCAAACGGTTGCAGTTTTAAGGTAAAAGATTATGAACGAATATTTCAGAATAACCGACGAAGTTATGCAAAAGGCAAAAACCTATATGCCGCTTGCAGATAAACAAGTCATTTCCTATCAGATAGCGAGGCATTGTCTTATTTCCGTAGTCGCCGAAAAGGAAGACTGCGATATAAACGAGATCCTTGCGTTGCCTGCGGTTCAAGGCGAAAATGCGCCGCTTAAAGCAATACTCTTGCAAAACACATTGCTTGGCTTTTATTTCGACATTGAAATGGACGAAAAGAAAGATTCTTACGAGCAGTATGATTTCTATGCGGGAGGCGCAATAATAAATCAAATTGAGAGATATAAGGTCAATCCATTATTCAAGGAAAAAGCCTTTGATATTCTCACCGATTTCAAAGAACTCCAAAGAATGGTGTACATAGAAATCGAAAATCTCAAATCTCACTACAATAACCCGATATATCGGTTGCTTTCGGCGTTGTCGGTATATTCCACGCCCGAAAGAGTTACGGAACTTGCAAAAAAACTGCAAGAAGAAGTAGCGAAACTCAACGTAAAATCGGATAAACCCGAAGACAGCGGCGCAACGGAGAAAGAAAATGCCTAAATACAGTCAATGGTTTCCATACATAAACACGCAGGAAAGTTACAACGATATGTCGCAAATAACCGACCTTACGCGTAAAATATGCGATTACCTTATTGACGCTCCGCAAGGCGATTATCAGCCCGTAGACGACAACTCTTATTCTCGTTGCAGATTTTGGAAGTATCTTTATCACGACGGCGCAAGACCTTTGTCGAAAGCGTTGCCGACGATAAAAGAGAAAATGAGCGTCGTCTTCAATCCCGAAAGAGCGGAAAACCCGCCGACCGACAAAGGTTACAGGATATTCCCGCAAATATGGGTAAAACAAAGTCAGACGGACGCTCAAACGCGCGTTTACGTATTTGAGGGAAGAGAAATGCCGAACGACAGTTTCAAAACGGCTACGGCAATTCACTTTTATATTTGGTCGCATTACACGAACGAAGCGAACTCGAAAGAACAAGAGTACAGCAGAACGATGGGGATCGAGCAAGCCATAATCGAAGCGTTAAACGGCGTAAATATGACGGGAATCGGCACGTTTATGTTTGACAGGCGTTGTCATCCCGACTGCGGAAGTCGTCCAATCTACGACGGCGATATTAACGTCGGCAGAGAATTGATAATCGGTCTCGAACTCGCAACGACGAAAACGCCTTTGCCCGGTGATACGAATAATAAGCCCGATATGGGGGGCGTTAAACTCGCCTAATAGAGGATCGACTATGTGTGAAAATTTCGGAATGTACGAATTTTGCAAGTCTTGCCCGCAAGAGAATAAGGCTTGTTGCGTTGCTTATAAAAAACATAAAAAGAACAACGCCGTCGAGTTCGTTATAGACGGCAAAAAACTAAAATTCAGAGGTACGACAAATGAGCGAAAGCACGGCGAAAAGCAAAGCGGAAACGGAATTAAAGGCACTTGAAGAAAAACTCGGAAATCTCACGTCGTTTATTAAAACGGTAGGTTTCCGCGAATTAAAACCCGCCATGCGCAGATTGTTAAGACGGCAGGCTTTTCATATGAAAAGATATGCAAAAATCTTACGGCGCAGAATAGAAATATGGGATAAGTAAGGGCGAGCGAAAATGTCTAATCAAAGCCAAAAATACATAAAAAACGCGATTGCGGCAAGCAATAAAATGTCAACAGTGTTGAAAAATACACCGAAACAATACGCCGACCGTAAAACGCAATATATGGCGGACAGGGTAAGAAAGTTCGATTCAAATCGTGCGTATCTTGCAAGCGACTATTTTAACGCCGAAGTGCAGGGATTATCGGTAGACGATTTCTATAAATGGATAAACACAAACATACGATTGTCAGACTTATCGTCTAACGACAGCAAATCTTTTACGGGCAGTAAAACCGACGATTTCAAGTTAGTGTTATTCCCCGAAAAGCATATCGATTATTTTCCTATCGGCGCAAAGATAAAGACTGCGGGTAGCGTGTGGCTTTCCATAAACCCGTCGAATGTATCGAGCGTAAAGCCAACGGCGGTCGTTGCGCGTTGTAATTCGTCTTACAATTCATTCGACTATTACGGCAACGTCATAACCGAGCCTATTGTCGTTGAGCGTTACGCGATGATGAACAACTCGAACGAAACGCCGAACAATCTCGTATTACCCGACGGATATTTCAACGTAACTTGCCAACTTAACGATAACACGAAACAAATTAAGCAAAATTACCGCTTAATTCTCGGCAGTCAGTCGTTTTACGTTACCGGGGTTACGGACTTTATTCAGGAATTTTCGGGCGATCGCGACAGTTGCCATTTACTTAATTTTACCATTCGCAAAGAAGAAAATATTAACGAATACGATGACTTGGAAAAGACTTTTATTGCGAACGGTAAAAACTCGATTTATTCGGCGACGCTTGACGGCGCGGATAAAATCAAAGTCGGACAAACCGCTCAACTTACGGCGCATTTCTCGCTTAACGACGTTGAAATTTTGCCGACCGAGGATAAACCGCTTACTTGGATATATTCTTCGAGTGATAACGGCGTGGTTTCGGTAAACGCAAACGGCGAGATTACGGCAAACAAGAACGGAAATGCGATTATCACGGCAACGCTTGCCGAAAATACGGCAATTACGGCAACGCTTGAAATTGCGGTGGCAGGCGACGTAAACGAGCCTTACGTGGCGTTTTTAGGCGTTCTGCCGACAGAGATTACGCAGTACGACGAAGCCGTCGTAAAAGCGAGATATTATGAAGAGGGCGCAAAGACGAATAAACCCTTGTCGTGGTCTTTCGGCGGGGCGAAAGATAACTGCTATGTGGCGACGATAGCCCCGAAACAGATGTCGGCGCAAATTCAGTGTCTTAAAGCAAGCGTAGAGCCGCTTGTCGTTACGGTCAGTTACGGCGAGTATTCGGCAACTACCGAAATCGCGTTAAACGGGTATTAAGACTATGGCAAATAGATACGAATGTCCGAACGCGGTAAGAAAACCGCAGTTAGAATTTTTACTTTGCAAACTTTTAATGAAAGACGGCGAAAGTTATTCCAACGTTAAAGACAGCGTAAACGCAATGTGCGCTTATCAAAGGCATTGTAATTGCACTAAACGCGTCGAAAACACGGAAGAAGCGCAAAGTTGTTACAGATACCACTCGGAGCAAAAGCCCGATTGATATACACCGATAAAAGGCAGGAGATAAGAAATGAGCCAATTATCACAATGGGAAAGGCAACAGAGAATTAGGCAAGGAAGACCCATTGAAATGCTTAATTTGACATTCTATCCCGTCAAAATGTCATTCTATGAGCAATTTTTAGCGTGTAAAGACGCATTGATAATCCGATTAGGTACACTCCCTGTTAAGTACCAAATGAAAGATTATCTCAATGCCGTTTTCTCGCTTGAAATTGACGAAACGGTTAAGAACGGAGCGGGTAGCGGTTTATTCAGCCGATTGTTGCTCTTAATGTCTTTATCTTTGCGGATAGATAATTTCGACATTAAAGAGTACATGAAAGGCAAAAATATCGTTATCAGGCAGGTCGGAAAAGACCTTGAAATAGTCCGATTCAAAATGACGCAAGGCGATAATGTCGCGGAAATTACGCCCCAAGATTTTTCCGCATATATACGACCGCTTATTGCAGACCAAAATGGGCTTGAATTGCCCGACGACAGCGAAAACGAAGAACTTGTTTTAGCCCAAAAGCAACTACAAGAAATGCAATCGAGTAATCAGGTTAAACTCAAAACCGATTTAGGCAGTCTTATTTCGTCCGTAGCATACTTTTCAAAGGTGAGCGAAAGAGAAATCGACGACTGGACTATTCGGGAGTTTGAAAACCGATTTAAGGCGATAGACCGCGATAAGAAATACACTCTTTACGGGCAAGCCGAATTATCGGGAATGGTTACGTTTAAGAAAGGCAATCCGTTTCCGTCGTGGGCTTACGACAGTATCGACGAAACGATGGGTACTATGTCGGCAAGCGATTTAGGTAAGCAGTTAGGCGGCGTAAAACAAAAATAAATTAACAGGAGATTTTATATGAACGCATTTCATTTTGGTGATCCCAACCTTTTCGTAAAAGGTATTGCGGAAGTAAAAATCACCGACGCGAAAGGCAATATTATCGGTTATGATACCGTTGCGAGCGAAGGTTCGGTTACGTCGTCCGTCAATCTCGGCGAGATAACCGGTGCGGTCGGCAACCCGTTGCTTATAACTATTCCCGATACGACGCGTCTTTCGGGTACTCTTACTTCGCAGGCGTTTTCGTTAAGACAAAGGGCAATGATAAGCGGCGGTACGGTTAAGAATAACGGTGTTGTCGAAGTCGTAGAAGCGAGTGTTGCGCCCGTCAGCGGCAAACTTACCATTCCCCACCTTGCGGATTATCCGCCGGCAAGAGCGTATACCCAAGATTCCGACGACACTTACGGCTTGTGTTACGTAAGACCTGCGGGAGCGACCGATTATACGGGTGAAAACGTCGGCATAGACCTCACTACGGGTGTAGTGCAGGGTAACTATACGGGCGCGTCTTACGACATATTTTACTTTACGTCGGTTGCTTCGGCAAAGGTTCTCGACCTTCCGTCGAACTTCACGCCGCAGGTTGCGGGTCTTACCTACAAATACAACGTTTACGCGAAACAGGGCGAAGCGGTTACTAACGGCTCGCTTGCGGGTTACTTGTATCTCGTTGTAAAGTACGCTCAATTCACGGGCGACGCAGGTATTTCCGCTTCGCAGACGGCAAACGCGACGACCGCTTACGACTGGCAGGCGTTGGCAAACGTAGACAACATACCCGACGCGACGGATTTCCGCGACTGCGCGAACTCGTCCGCTCCGTATGCTTACTACGTATACGTTCCGTGCGGCAAAGTAACCGACCAAGTAGAAGGCTTATTCGTCGTCGGTGGCGGTGTAACTGCAAAAGTCGGCGCAAAAGTCCAAATCCCCGTCAAGTATTTGCTTAAAGACGGAACGGTTGCACAGCCCGTTTATTCGTCTTTGACCTATGCTTCTGCGGCGGCAGGAACGGCAAAAGTCGATAATAACGGCGTTGTCGAAGGCGTTGCAGCAGGTAACACGACGGTTACGATAACCGTTCCCGACGTTACCCCCGCCGTCAAAGCGACTTGTACCGTTACGGTTACGGCGTAATTTTTAACTAAAAACGCTGTCTACGCCCTGAAATACGGGCGTAGATACGGCGTTTTGTTTTTATAGGTGTAAAATGAACGATTTTCTTAACGTAAAAGTCGAAACGGTCGGTATAGAAACCGATATGAAAAAACAGACCGACGATATAAATAAAGCGGTTCATAGTGCATTACGTTGGGTTAGCGGAGATATGCTTTATTCGTTTTACAATTACCTATTCGGCACTTGGTATAACGGCTATACGCCGCTTGTGTATAAAAGAAGAACGGATAATCCGAGTCTGGGTAGACCGTTGGGGGATAAAAAAAATATATCTATAAGCGTTGATAACGGAAGACTGACGTTTGATTATTCGCCGACAGGTTATCACGCGACTCAATTCTTTTCCGTCGTGCGTAACGGCGACGATTTAATCGAAAGTATACAAACGGGCAAATTATGGGGAAATCCTCCGCCTCGTCCGTTTTGGAATAATTTTGTCAAAGAACAAGAAACCGAAGCGTTGGATAGTTTTATCCGCGCTATGAAACCTTACAAAGTCGAAAAAGAAAACGGCGAGCGTTTAGATTTCAAAGATTCTTATTTAGACAGCAAAGATAATTAAAATAGGCAATAACCGAGAAATTCTCGGTAGTTATATAAACAGGAGCGACTTATGGCAAAGATAATACTTGACGTAGAATTAAAAAATACACTTGCTACGCAACAGTTAAAGCAACTCGAAACATCTATAAAGTCGGTTGCCGATTCTTTAAGCGGCGTAAAGGTAAACAAAGACCTTACGGCGCAGATAAACTCTTTAACGAAGTATTATAATTCGCTTGCGAAAGTCGCTCAAAAGACTTTACAGGTCAACAACAAAAATGCCATTGCGGAACAGAAATTAGCGCAAGAAAAGGCAAAAACCGCAACGGCAATGGCAAAGCAGGCAGATGCGGAAAATAAAGAATTTACCTCTAAAATAAAAGCGACCAAAGCGGTAGAAGACTATACTAAAACCGAGCAAAAAAACACGAAAGCAATAAAAGAAAACACCCAAGCAAACAAAGATAATCAACAGAGTATGCTTTCGATGATGCAGGGTTTCTTGCGCTGGCAAGTAGTCGCTACTTTGGTAATGAAACCGCTGAATCTTATTAGAAGCGCGTTTGCTTCTATCAATACAACTTTGGTTGAAACGGAAGATAGGATTATCGAGTTGCAACGCGTTTTGCCGAGCGGCTCGATAGGTGATAAAGACCTTTCGGATAAATTGTATAAAATGGCGCAGGAATACGGGCAGACATTTGAAAACGTAAGTCAGATAGCCCTTAATTTCGCGCGTTCGGGTATGAATACTGTCGAAACCTTAAAAGCGACGGAAGCGGCGGTTGTCGCTCTTAACGTAGCCGAACTCGACGCGACGCAGGCTTCCGACGGCTTGATCGCCATAATGCAACAGTTTGGCTTGTCTGCCGGCGATTTAATGCTTATCGTCGATAAACTCAATATCACGGCGGATAATGCTGCGGTTACGACCGATAAACTTTTAACGGCGTTGCAAAGAACGGGTTCTTCGGCGAAAAACGCAAATCTTAGTCTTGACGAAACCGTAAGCATAATTACCGCTTTGTCGGAAGCGACGGGCAGAAGCGGTGAAAATCTCGGTACTGCCGTCAACTCTCTTATTCAATTTTCTACGAAGAGTTCTGCGCTCGATACTTTCGCAAAATTAAGCGAAAATATGGCGAATATTGTCAACGATTTCAGACACGGTAAAGGTACGGTACTTGATATTTGGCAAGGTTTGTCCGAAGAAATCAAAAACACTAACGGGCAAAATGAGAGTATTCTCGGAACGCTGTTTACCGACGACGATTGGCGCAACCTTAACGACGAATTACAAGACGCTCTTGGCGAAAATTATGCCAAAGTAACCGAGATTTACGACACGGCAAGCACGTTCCGTAAAAACTATTTTATCGCGCTCTTAAACAATATGGATAGCGTTAAAAAGGCGCAAGAAACGTTAGCGGATGCGGCGGGATATTCTCAAAAAGAGAACAAGGAGTATTTAGATACTTACTCGGCAAAACTTAATTCCTTGAAAGCGCAATGGCAACATTTAGCAAACGACGAACAAGGGTTTTTATCGTTCAAGAAAGATTTAATATCTATTGCTTCTTGGTTATTGAAAATAATTGAATACACGGGCGGGTTAAGAACTACCGTCCTTGCATTGGGTACTGTTTTAGCCCTAATTTACGGAAAGCAGATTGCCGCAGGCTTTGCAACGTTACTCTCGTCAATAAAATCGATTATCCTTGCATTTAAGCAGGGAACTGCCGCCGCTATAACGTTCAATAACGCTTTGGGAGCAATAGGCTTGATAGCCACGGCAATATCGGTTGTAATCGGTATTATTGATTCCGTCAATAATGCAGGAAATAAAGATATTTCGGGAAGTCTTGAAGAAGGGTTAGATAATCTTGATAAGTTAAAGACCAACATAGAAACGGTAACAAACAAATATGCCGATTATATCTCTCAATTTGAAAAGGCGCGCGCCGTTTTAGCAGATAATGCTTCTTCTACAAGTCAAATCGAGGCGGCTCAAAATACGTTATTGACTATTCAAAATAAACTTATTGAAAGCAATAACAAGTATAAAGACTCTCTCGACCTTATAAACGGTAGTCTTGAAGACCAAAAAGAGTTAATTAAAACTTCCGAAAAAGACGACATTGAAAAACAAATTAGAAAGTATTACGAAGACAATTCTAAATCATTTTCAGACGCTGAAAAATACCTAACAAAAACAGGAATGGAATGGTATTTTGGTGGAGAAAAAAGCAGTGCATGGAATCAAGATAAAGCGGTATTGTATCAATGGTTCAAAAAGCACGGCTATGGAACTGAAATTGATGTCGGCAAAGAACAAGGCACTTGGGATCGAATCAAATCATCTTTCGGCGCACTGTTTGGGTCGGATCAACTTAAAACGCGGTTGGTCGGTTATGGCAATTATACCTACGACCAATGGAAAGATTTATTTACCCAAATTAAAGAAGAAGTTATAAACGATTCGTCGTTAAGCGATAAAGACAGAGAGTTTATATTAGGTCAAATCAATTTGGCTATGAAACAATTTGGCGAAGGAAGTACTTACGATAAATCAAACAAATTATTGTATGGCGACGAAAATTCCGATGACTTTCTGAAAAGATTATCGCTTGAACAAATCCGTAAAATAGCGAAAGGCGAAATGTCCGACGAAGAATTTCAGAAAATTCTCGACAGTTACTTAAAGGCAACGGAAGAAGTCAAGGTTTGGTCGGACGATTTATCCAAAGTCGCAAGCAAGTATAAAGACATTGCTAACGCCTTAAAAGAAATCCGCGACACACAAAAAGAAACCGCCGATTACGAAGAAAAGCGATTAGCCGTTTTAGAAGCCGAAAAAGCATTGACAGAAGCGCAAAATCAAAGAAACGTAAGAGTGTTTAATGCCGAAACGGGGAATTGGGAATGGCAACGCAACGAAGAAGCGGTCGAAAAGGCACAAAAGAATCTCGATAAGGCGAAAGAAAACGTTCAGGACGCGGCGTGGGATGACGTTTTGAATTTGTTAGATAAAGGCAGTACGACTAACAAGGAATTGTTAGAAACGCTCGATAAATGGGCGAAAGCCTATGAGGGAACTTTCGGCGAAGGTGAAACGCCTGAATTTGTAGATAAAATTATCGACGCGATTGAAAAGAGTGGTCGTGTACATATCCGCTCAACAGGCAGCGAAGAAACGACTACCTACGATAGTGGCGGGGTTTTGCACGGTTTAGGCGGCATAAAAGCGACTTCGCGCGACGAAATAGTGTTGCCTCCTGAATTAGCCGAGAAGATACTCAATCCGACCTCTAACGCACAATTTAAGGCTTTTACCGACAGTCTTGGGATTTTATTCGGCGCAACAAACCGTAGCCCGATATTATCGCGCAGCGACATTATTACAAACGGCGGAAGTACGGTAAATAATTCTAACAGCAATGCTTACGTCGTAAACGGAGTACCGATAAGCGCGGAAGACGCTCAAACAAAAACAATCGTTCAATTATTTGAAAATATGGGTTTAGTAAATTAAAGGAGATATTTAATATGGCTTTATTTCAACCTTCGAACATAACGCCTTCGTCGTTTGCGGGCGTAGGCGGCGGAACGATAGACGCTTACGATAAATTTCAAATGTCGTGGCAATTGAACGGCAATTCGCAGTTAGTCGGATATTGCATTGATTCATATATTAAAAATGCCGATGGAACATATACGAGCGTTGGTCATTTTCCGCCGACGGGCGACCTAACTAACGATTTCGGCATAAAATTAAAAAAAGTCGATCCGCCTGTATTTCCGACGGACGCAAAAGGTAATCCGACGGTATTTGTCGCCACCGACACAAGCGGGAACAACAATTCTTGGGCAAGTTCAGGAATGGAATTTCAACAAGGAAAGTCGTATGCTTTATACATTACGCAAGTTTGGCAAGAAGGAACTACCTTAAAAAAAATAACACAAGTTGCCCCGTCTGCCATTATAACGAGAGAAACTCCGACGCTTACCATAACTCGTGTAACAAACGAAATCAACGAAAACTCTGTAAAATTTAGAGGAACTTTCTCACAAGCGGAAAACGATACGATATCGTGGGCGCAGTGGGTTCTTTATAATGCCGACGGAGATATAATTGACGATACTTTCCCGATTGCGACTATGGTATTAGAGTATTTTTACGAAGGCTTGCTTGCGGGTGATTACCGGATTGTTTGCACTGTGGAATCGTCGAGCGGGCAACTTGTTTCAGCCGAACAATCATTTACTATAAGTCAAGATTTGCCTGCGGGAACACAGTCGCCTACTGCATATTGTCGTTCGCCTTACTCTTTAATCACTTGGAATAAAGACGCTATCACAACTTCAATTCCACCGATGTATAATAGAGAAACTGAATTTACAGAGCAATCAGGCGATTATTGGTTGGGATTTACGAAAGGCCCATTGATAGCATTTTCCGCCGGTATAGAGTGGAGTAAGAAATATATAAACGGCTTATCCTATGATTTGTTAGGGTTTCCGGGGGGGAGTTATATATATCTTAGGTGTAAGATTTCAGACGGTTTGAGATTTACCCTTTATAGGGGTAACCACCAAGAAAGTGTAACGCTGACATTTAGCAAAACAAATAAAAAGATTACAATTCAACCGTCTTCGATTTCGGTGCAACCAATAGAAATAAGTTTAATTTCTGAATTTCTTACCATCGAGTTGAATCTTATTGACAAAATTACCATTTATGACAACGGTAAAGTAACTTCCACTTCTTTAACGGGTTTTTATTTATCAAGCATTGACAGTATCGACATATCTTGCGAAGATATCGACGCATTAGTTGCAGGTGTTGCTGTGAGTACCGTTAAACTTACTGTTACTGATAATATGTTTCAAGACGGTAATCCGTCGCAAAAGAAAAGCGGAATATTATTTTTGACAAACTTTGCAAATCGCAAGTACAATGCGGGCGATACTGACGGCGTAAAATCAAGTAGGGTCTTTTACAGAAAGGAAGCAAATGAAAAACAGTATCTCAAAATGGGCGTTTTCGATTCGACGATTACTTCGTTTAAGGATTTCGGAATAGTTCCGAGTAAGAAATTTTTCTATAAAGTTTACAATGCGTATGACGGTTCTTATCTAACTTACGAAGACAGTAATGAAATTTCCCCGTATGATACGGCTTACTATTTAATCGAGGGTAGTCAAACGGCGGACGAGCCGAACATTTTCCACGTTTTAAGATATTGGAAATTCGGAAATAACATTTCGGCGGGAAGTGTAAGCAACAATAACACGCCGAATTGGCTCACAAACTTTACAGGGTACAGGCTTCGTCAAGCGTCGTCGAGAAGAGGGCGTAGCGGTACGCTACAAGCCTTGTTATCAAACGTTTCAAACGTAAGTTATGCTGACACTTCCGACTTTATGGATTCGCTCTATGGGGCGAGTTTATCGCGGAATACGTTTTTCCTTAAAGACACGAAAGGTAACATTTATAAGGTCGCTATCTCTGCGCCGATAGCACAGACGATCAACACGAAAACGAACGTACAGGAAGTTACGGTTTCTATTCCGTGGGAAGAAATCGGCACAATGAAAAACGTTGCTTTAATTCAAACGTCGGAAGACGCAAATTGGAACAATTCAAAGCAAAATTAAGGTGGTTTTATGGCTAATCAAAGCGAACGCTATTTAAGATATTTAGACGCGTTGTTAAACCCGTTTCAAAAACTCACGAAATTAGAGTTTTTACAGCCCGATAATTCCGTTGCGTTCTTTTTGAGTAATGCCAACGGTTATCGGCGCGGTTACAACCCCAAATATCAATCATCGGCGTTAGTACAACAAGGCACGTTAAGCGTTTCGTTTCAGAACGGAGCAAGGCGAAAGGCGAGCATTACGCTTTCTGACATCGATAACGCGTTTGAATATAACGTCAACAACATTTGGTTCGGGCAAAAGATAAGGCTTTCTATGGGTCTTGTTTTGCCCGACGGAACGGATTTTTATTTACCTCAAATGGTGGGGCTTATCAAAAACCCGCAGTCGGTATTAAGCGAAAATCAAAAAACGGTAACGTTTCCTTTGGTCGATAAATGGGCTAATCTTGACGGCTCTTTATTCGGTAAGTTGACCGATACCTATACGGCAAAGCAAAGCACTGCGGAATATGCCGTATATACGGCAATCGCAAACTTATTAAAGACCTCGATATACGACCATAAATTGACCGATGATATCAACGCAATGATAGATAACATTGCGCCGATATTTACGAATTATTACGACGGAAAGAATTACGCCGTTTTAGATGGCGACGGCTCTCAAACAAGAACGGCTTCTATGACCGAAATCCCGTTTGATATTTCAGAAAACGGCGGAAGCAACTTCGCTCAATTACTGCTTCAATTTAACGACGTTTTAGCGGGTATAATCGGCTACGACCAAACGGGGGCGTTGAGATTAGAGCCATCGCAAACAGATATAAACGACATAGAAAAGCCTGTTTTGTGGCAATTCACGCAGCGCAACAGCACTCTTTCGCAAATATCCGAAACAATAAAAAACGACGAAGTATACAACGACGTGATAATCGTAGGCGGCGGCAATACCGACGGCGGTATATGGGGAAGAGCAAGCAATAACGATCCCAACAGTGATACAAGTATAAGCGCGATAGGGTTAAAAACATACCGTGAAACGAAAGCAAATTATTTCAACTCAAAACAATGTCTTGCGCTTGCCGAATATTACTTAAAGAGGAAGACTGTGTTGCAGAAATCAGTAAATATAACAAGCAGTCAAATGTTCCACTTGGTCGAAAATCAGTTAGTTTCGGTGCAGCGGACGGATAAGCCCGGCAGCCCAACGGAAAGGCACTTAATCAATTCATTTTCGTTGCCGATAGGTGAAACAGGTGCGATGACGATTAACGCAACAAGCGTAACTGATATTCCGAATTTTACCGTGACTTCCTCATCGGGAGTATAGGAGAAACTTATGCTTACAGATTTAACAGACAGTATTGCAATCAAAAGGGCGATTGAAAAGGTCGTTGACGAAAGGATTGCCCAAATTACAAAAGAGTGCCTAAGGACTTATAAAGCCCAAATTGTTTCAAAGACATCTACCAAAATGAACGTGAGACTTATCGGCGATATATCCTCGGTTATCTCCGTTCCGTATTCGACCGCAGTGGCAAATTCAAACGTCGGCGACTATATTTTTGTGGCTACGACTTACGATTCTTTCCGCAATGCCGTGGCTTGGTTGCCTGTCGATTTAAGTGTCGATACTCCCGTCGATATAGTCGATATAGGGGCAAGCAGTAGCGGTACATTTACCGATGAGCAGTATGCAAGATTGGAAAACGGGGCAATGATTAGAACGGCGATAAACTCTTCGTCTTCATTGTTTCAATTTTCAAATGAGGACAACTATACGAAATGGTATTATAGTTTTTCGCAAGACTTTTTTACTCGAAGTACAATCGCTATCACTAAGTCGTCCAAGTCTTATACCGTTTCGACGACATACGGATTGGTAAAAGAAACAATAATGACGGCAGGACGTCAGTTGTATTTTGAATTAAATACTATGTACGCGGTGCAGTGTTTCGATACTTCCCTTAATCTGGCAGATTTTACCATTGTCGGTGGTTCTAAGGACGGCGCGACAGGTAGGTTTGCTTTTGTATTTGTCGGTGACAACATGCACGAGTCTTTAATTCTTTATCAAACCGGGTCGATTGTGATAAGCAATCTCGCTGCCACTTCGGGGGCGTCAACAGGAATAAAACCTTCGGCAAGTACAAGCAAAATTAAATATTTCAAAATAGGTGGAGCATAAAAATAGCCCGTCGACTTCAATCGGCGGGCTATTTTTTAATCTTTATTGGTTTCGTAGGCGGCTATCGCGGCGTTTAAGGTTGATTTCTTATTGCCGTCGGGTAAATTATCGACGAGAGATTTAAGCCGTTTTATGGTGTTGTCAACACGCGTTTCGGCAGTCTCTTTATCCCGCTTTATGCGGTCGTTTTTTTTCTCTTTCCAATCTTCGACCATAACGTTATCAAGTCGCCATAGTTGCTTTCTTAATAACTTCTTGCGGTCTTCAATTTCGGCGAGTTCTTTTTGTAGTTCTTCTTTTTCGATTTTGTTGCCAAACACATTCTTTCCGATTAAATAAAAAGAATCGAAGTTTTGCGTTTTATCGCATTCTGTGATATATTCTTCTTTGCCGTCTTCATATTTGATATAGGCAAGAATATAGTCTTTCCCATTAAAAACTTTTTCGATTTTGCCTTGTAATCCCGTAAATGATATTACTTTATCTCCGACATTAAATTTTATTTCGTTCATTGTTCTTTTGCTCCTTTAATTTATCGTAGCAGTCTTTGCATATTCCTGCGTATTTAGTCGTCCAAACAAGGTCGGAATTGAAGCATATCTTTCCGCAGATTTCGCACGGCTTATAGTCTATCGTCGGTTGTGGGGTGTATAAGTCCATTATTCGGTAATCTCCTTTGCGTAAATATCAAAGTTGCTCGTTATATACATTTTTCGCTTTTTATTGTATTCCATTGTTTGAATGGTGATAAACTCTATACCGAACGCAACGTCGTTATTTATGCTTCGATGTCCGTCGAAACAATGTTGTTTGTCTTTTGAAAGATATTGTTCGGTGTCTTCGATAGACGATTGAACGATCGTAACGAACGATACCGAGTTTAATTTTTCGTCTTGTTCGACATCTCTATATCCGAGTAAGGTCATTCTGTTTTTAATTTGCTCGCGGTCGGCGAGTTTTACAACTTGTGTTAATTGTTCGTAGTTCATTTTGTTTTTTCCTTTGCTTGCTGTTCGTCAAGCCTTATAAGATTTTTATTTGATTCGTAGTTTTAATTATATCGGCTGTTCGCCGTAAAGTCAAGCATTACATGCCTTGCAGACTGTTCGTAAATTTATCCATTGCCGAGACGGCAGACTGAATGGCAGTGTCTTTATTGAGTATGTGCCGATAAACTTGTGCCGTTACAAGCGGGTTAGAGTGTCCGAGGTTTTGCGATATTTCGGTCATCGGCATACCGCTCAAATCGCATAAACTCGTGAAAGCGTGGCGTAATGCGTGAGTCTTTACACTATGTCCGCAGCAATGCTCGGTGTATCTATGAACGAGCATAAGCAGAGCAGGCGACGAGAATTGTTTCCATAATTTACCGCCGGTACTTTTGCCGTTCGCGTCCGAATCCGTGCCGAAAAGATAATCGTTGTCGGTACACCATTTCGGGCGAATACCGCTCGAAAGATACTCTTCGATTATTTCCTTTGCAACTCGCGGCATTGCCACAAGTCTTTGCTTATCGCCTTTGCCGTGTCGTACCATGATCCTGCTCTGTTCGAAGTCAAGGTCGGCGACGGTCAACGAACGCAGTTCGCTGTTACGCAAGCCCGCCTGCAAAAGTAAAACTATAATAGCGCGGTTTCTGATTATCGTTTTCCCGCTTAACCCGGTCGGAGTTTTCGTTATTAGGCTTTTGATTTCGTCGAGCGTTAAAAGGTCATACTCGACGCGTTGCTGTTCGGGGATCTCGTCAAGGTGTACGGGGTTTTCCTGTTCGATTTTCATTTTGACGCACCACTCGAAAAATGAGTGTATGAAAATCATATACTGCCTTACGCTGTTTGTCTTTATCCCGCTCATAGAAAGGCTTGAACGCCAATTTACGACGGTTAAAGGCGTTATTTGTTCGTTTGCTTTCAAGAAGTCTGAAAACTTCCTGAAAGCCAAACTATAAGCCGTAACGGTCTTATCCGATTTCTTCATAGAGGGCAAGGCAAGAAGGTATTGAGTGCTTATCTCGTTAAATTGTTCTTTATCCATTTTCGCTCCTTAAAAGTTCGGGGTTGTCATAAAGGTTGCCGATTACTTCAAAATAAGGCTCTGAAAACTTTGTAAAACCTGCAACTTCATAATTGTCCGAATAAATACCCCAACGCATTTGTTCAGCGTTCCACTTTACCTCGTATCGCTCAAAACCTTTCGCTATAATATCGCCCTCGAATATCTTCTTGCCGTTCTTGTCGGTTAAGCCAGTGAATTGCCCTACGCTTTCGGGGACAATTTCATTTCCGTTAACCCATTTAGGAACATTCTTTCCGTTATGTTCTAAATCGCCAAAAACCCATTTGCCGTTGTCTTTTCGCTTTCCTCTGAATAAAATCTCTCTCATTTCTCATACTCCTTTGCCCGCGATACCGCACGGGCGCGGTTTATTATATATTACAATCGTTTCGCCTAAAACAGGGTTCGTATTTGCGCGTTATTTCTATTGTCTGTGCCAAAGTTAAGCCGTCGCAATATTCGATATAATCGACCGCGCTGTAATAATCGCCGTCTTTCAAGCCGTTAATTTTGCAAAACTCACGGAACAATCCGCATTTCTCTTTTAGGTTTTTTATTTTAGTCATTGCTCGCATAGTCTGTTCCTTTATCGACATTACATTGCGTTACGGTAATGCTTTTTAACGGTTTACTGTCAAGCAGTGCCATATAGATATTATCAATGGCTTTATATTCGGGAGTCGTTGCAAATGTAGAATATACGCCCGAAAACAAACGGCGATATTCTGTCGCCCAGAGTTTAGAAAACTCTTCGGCGATTATTTCGGGTGAGTGTTCCACGTCGGCAAGTATGCGTGTTTTAATTCTTTCGACTTCCGCATCGTATATTTTATTCTCTTCGGGCGTTGCTGTTCGGTGATACCCGGCTGAATAGTCTTTCAAGGTTTTGAAAATATCTTTTTTCATTTCTGTTCGCCTCCCTCTTGTTTGTTTTTCTTTATCCAAAGGGCTGTTCTTTTGCCCCTTTTCGCCTTGTTTAATGTTGTTGCGAAAATCGCAACGACTATTGCCGTAATTACGGCTAATAAGCCGATTAAAACCGCGTTGATTATCATTGTTGCTGTTCCTCCGTGAAGATTATTATCTTATTTGTTTTTGTTGTGCCTATCGATATAAAAGTAACGATGTCGTTACTATGTTCTTCAAAGTAATCGCTTGCATTTTTCCAAGAAATATCGATAGTGTTTCCGTCGCCGTCGTGGTCTACGATTTGTATGTCGTTACACATATCTAAAACATTTTTAAGTTGTCCCAATGTTATCATACGGAAGCCCCCTTTATCTGTTCGACAAACTTTTGTGTGTTCTGTTCGATTGTTGTTTTGCTTTCGTCTGCGATAGTGTTTATATTTATCGGCAACAATACTGCCGAATAGTCCTTTTCGTTAATTTGAAGCGGGGAGTTTTCGTTCTTGCCGGTGAGAATATGCTCGAAGTTTGTTCCAATAACGCTAAAAGCCTTTTTAAGATAAAGCGCGTCGAAAAACTTGTTACAATACTTTACCGGGGATTTTCTTGCTTTTTTCTCGTTATAAAGTTTTATGTACTTGTCTATATTTTTGGCGATTATTTTATCGCTGTCGGTAAGTTCGTATTTTAACATACTTGCCGTTGTACGTAAGATATTGTTTGCGTCAATGCTTTCGTTTGCCGGGGTCTGCGGTAATGCGTTCAGTTCGGGCTGTTCTTCGTTCCATTTAACGAGAAGGTAGCCGTCGCATATAAATTGCTTGCCGTCCGGTGTATGCTGTATGCCCGCAAGTGCTTTACGCCATTCTTTTAAGCCGTTATCGCAAACAATCTTCTTTACAGCGTTCAAAAGGCTCGTTTTAATGCCTTTCGAGGCTAATATATTCGTCTCTCTTTCGTAGTTTAATAAGTCGCGTAAATCGTCGATTTTGCCCGTGTTCAAAAGGTCAATACATTTTTCAATCGTTACCGTGTTCATTGTTTATTCTCTCCTTCGTTTTCTTTATTTTCTATTGCTAAAATTATATCGCCCTCGACGTATTCAAGGGTGAAGCCGTCGCCTTTTGCCATACAATGGAAATCGCCCAAAAATCCAAAGTCAAGCCTAAATCTTCGGCATAATGCAGCGTAATATGCTTGCAATCCTACTGTTCGATAGCATTTTTCACCTGCTGCCGAAGTGTACTCGGTAAAGATATAATCGTACTTCTTCCAATACCGCAAAATATCTTCCGCTTTCGTCGGCTGTTCGTCCGGCTGTTCGTTTAATTCTATGCTCGTGATTATAGACTGCAATTCTAAAACTGCTTGCCACTGTCTTTCGTTAAGGTTTTTATTATCGTGGTAAAGATAATTGATTTTTGCTCGCGCGTGTTTTATCGCGCCGGCGGCGGTTGCTACGCCGATTCCTACTTCTTTATTGATTTTCTCGCAATTTATTCTCATTTTATATTTACTCCCGTGATTTTTTCGTTGTCTATAAACTTTTTCGCTTGCTCGCTGTTCGCGATAAAAAGCAAGTAGCGAGCGCGTTCCCGTTCCGAAAGCGGAAGGTTTAATTCCGCTTTCGCTTTGATTCTCTGTTCGTTCCTTTTCATATTTTGCTCCCTTATGCGATTGCCGCTTTTATGCGGTTTCTTTCGTTGCTTGCCAAGCCGTAAAAGGCTTCGCCGTTAGAAAATCTCGCCGTACAAACGTACTCTTCGAAGTCGTACAAGTTTTTTAATTTTGTTCGGCAAAAGTTAAGTATTTTACGAAGTTCGCGCTGTTCGGCTTTCTTTCTGTCGGAGTACGACATATCAAAATCATCGTAATAGCCGTAGTACGCTTTTTCTTCGGCGCGTCCTTTCTTCCAATCGGCGGCGGAATAGTATTTTGTCAGGAACGCGCAACCGTAGGAGTCCGTTTTATCTTCGAGCAAGGTTTGCACGCCCTCATAATAGCCGCTTTTGAGTTTTAATTGAAAATAGTTAAGTTCGCCGTTAAACTCGTCAACGAGTTTTTGAGCCTGTTCGAAGTCGTAGCCGTTATCGTCGAAGTATTCAGTCTCGCCCGTGTCCGGGTCTTCGTAATAATAGCCGTCGAAGTGTTTAGTCGCAAAAAGCGGGAAGTCGTTTTGATTAGTAAAGTTACAAGTAGACATAATTTTTTTATCCTCTGCGTGCTTGCCTGTTCGGGTCAAGTCTTACCGCTATTTTTTATTTTTTATCTGTTCGTCGTGTTATCTGTTCGCCGCCCCGCCTTTCAGGGAAGGGCGGCTGTTCGTTTATTATTTTGCTATCAAGTCTATTACGGGCGTATATCCGAGCGTTTTATAATACTTCATAACGCTTTTAATATATCCGTCTGCGCCTGCGCCCGCAAAATTTACGAGTTGCAAGCCGCTTGAAGCGTCGCCATATTTTAGGCTGTTCGGCACTTCGGGAAGTATTCCGCGATATAAGGCGAACGCTTTGCCCCGGTGGAAGTGTAACTCGTCGGGCTTTCTTTTGCCGTCTCTCGTTATCGTTATTTTGCCCGCGTCGGAATATTGCGCCCACGCATTCGCTTCTATGCTTTCAAGCGTTCCGCGGTATTCCTGCGCCATAAGTACCCATCCATTGACCGTTAAAACGGTTACGCGTTCGCCCGGCTGTAAATAGGCTTGCCGGCGAAGGTGATCTCTAAACTGTTAAAATCATTATTTTTGTTTATTGCGTATTCCATAAAATAGCCTCCTTTACTTATTGAAAAAATATCTTGAAATTTCTTTATAAAGTCCTTCTTCGGTTTTATCCCACAAATCAAAATCAAGGGGATCGCCGTAATTATCGCGGAAATATTCCCGCAATTCATTTATATTTTCGAAGTCGAAATCGTTACAAATGCGTTTTATCGCTTTTCGCTGTTCTTTTGTCATAATAGCCACCATTAAATAAAGTAAACGCTTCTATTAAAATAAACTACTTTCTTCGGCTGTTCGCTAAAAAAGTAAGCAGTTACACCATCCGCCCCCGCGTGGAACGTGCCGAAGGGCGTTATCGCGTTCGCTTCGTCGTCGCTTTCCGTCGTGTAAATGGCGTTGCGCTTGTTGAAGTGTTCGTGAAAAAGATTTACAAACGCGAAGCCGTCGAAGTCGCCGTGTTCGGCTGCCATAAACTTTTCAAACGCTGCCGCTTCGGCGTTCTGTTCGCGTTCTTTTTCTTTGCGTTCTTTTTCTTCTTGTGCCAGAAGTGCCGCTTGACGTTTTGCAAGCGTTGCCGGCGACGGCTTACGCCCGCCGCGCCTGTTTGCCTTTTTCGGTTGCTTGTATCTTGAAAACAACATAATAAAAACCCTTTACGCGTGCGCGGCGTTTTTACCGCTCGCGCCTTACCGCGTTAGCCTGTCATCATCGGGGCGGGGAGGCTATCCCACCGCCGAAGGCTTCAACCGTTGCCGGCTGTTCGCCTTTTCGACTGTTTACGCGTTAGATGTTCCGATGATTTTTTCGCCGTCGCTTATGCGGTATAGTGCGCCGTTCTTAAACCACGAACAAACCGCAAAAACCTTCTTCATCGCCGCTTCTATCGTTTTATATTCTTTTTGCCGCTGTTCGCCGCAATAGTCAACCCATTTTACAAGATAAACCTTCATTTTTTAAGCCCTCCCGCAATCAAGGCATGCGCCTGTTTTCCATTCGTAAATTGATAATTGACGGCGCGCCCTTCCGATTTTTAACGCCTTTTTTTTGCTTTTTATGTTTTCGCTTATATCGATATAACAAAAAGCATCATCGCACCAAAGCCCAACGCACTCCGCCGCGCTTATGCTGTTTAATAACTCATTGACCGCTTCAACGATTTTTTGCGGCTTGCCTGTTAAAATCTTGTAACAGTCGCGGCGGCTAACTTGATAGCCCTTCGAAAATCTAACCGCTTCGCCGTCCTTGTTAAGCGTTGCGCCGCCGTTTTTGATAATCTCGAACACGTTCAAAAGTGTTATTTTTTGCGCCTTGTTTGCTTGCTTTTCGTTTGTCATTTTTTCAACCTCCGCCCGGCGTGGCGCGTTTTGCGCTCACGGCTTACGGGCTTTTTTTGTGCCTTTTTAACACGGAAGCAAGCGGCGCGGGCGTTCTTTTCGTTCGTCCGTTTTGCTTGCTTTTCGTCGTAATCTTCAACGACTCTTCGGCGTGTTTTTCTTCCGTTTTGTTTTTTGGTATTTGCGCAAAGTTAAGAAAACCGAAGCCGAAAAACCCCGCGCCACCCTTGCGGGCTTTTAGCCGCCCGCCGTCGCTGTTTGTTTGTTTTCGTGAGTCTTGCCAAAGGACTCCGCCGGTTAAAATTTCCAAACTATAAAACCGCTTCACGCTTTACGCTTCCCGCCGCCGACGTTCGTTCGTGTTACCACTTCCGAACGGCTAAGCCGTCCGCGCGTCCCGTCGTAGAAGTCCGAACGGGCGCATTTTTTAATTTTTTCGTTAAAAAAAGCGACTTGCCACCGAAAAACGCTTGACAAGTCCGCTTCGCTCATTTATAATACAAGCGAACAGAATCGCCGAAGGCGTTCTTGTTTGTGTGCCGTTTTCGCTCTGTCTGGTAAACTTCCGCGAAGGCGGCTTTTTTATGTCCTTTTCTAACTGTCTATATTATACCATCATTTCAAAAAGAAGTAAAATAAATACGCATAAATTAAAATATTGTGCAAGTGTATAATATATATTAAAATTACATATAAATAAAGCGATTATATAAATTATTATACAATTGTAATATTTTTATTAAAATTATATGCTTT